TTCAGACATTGCCCGGCTACTTCTTGAAATGTCCGATCTCCCCAACGAAGCCATGATGGATCAAATTGGATACCAAGTTGAACTGGATGCCTGAAAAATCCAGCAATACGTCGTATTGGGCGACATCGTCGTGACGGCCGTGCCGCTAACCGTTTGGCCGGTGTTGCCGGCAATCGTTACGGCTGTCTGGGATTGCGAAGACCGCACGCATTCTTTGGCGCCGTCGCCAGGCGCGGCCGCAAACGTAAATGTGCCGGTCGCAAGCGTGCCGGCTGGTTGGATGAGGTAATAAGTCTGCCCTGGAGCAAACGTCAAACTAAACCCGGTAGTTGGGACCGCAATCGCATAACCTTGCACATTATTGATTTGCGCCGCGGTTGCGTAATAGTTGTTCACTTGCGGAAAACCACGCACAACGTCTTGGAACAAATCGGTAGTTCCGACATTCGGAACAGTCGGAACCGTTGGGACTTGTGCGTTTGCCGAAACGGCAAATAATGCCGCAACAGCCACCGCGGGAAAAATACACTTTTTCATCAACTTACGCTCCATTTTGCGAATTTTTGGGTGCAATCCCAAGAAGCCGCTGCACGTGCATTTTCATCACGACGGGATGCCATTAGATGTCCCTATGACACCCGTTGCGGAAATCCGATAATTTAACGGCGCGCCAGCCGTGAGGGCCGTGCAGTGGATCCGATACCCCATGCCGCGCTCAGGTTCGTCGGCCGTAATCGACACATCAAGGCCGGAAGCATAAATGGCCTGCGCGATTCCGCCGCCGCCAATCCCGCAGACTAACCAGGTAATCCCACCGTCAAACGATCGTTCAAGTTGAACGCTGCCAACCCAGGGTCCGTTGGGGCCGCCATTGGCCCAAACGAAAATATTGAAAATCCCATATAGGGCAAAAGCCGGAGAGACTTGCCCGCCAGCGGTAAAGACTCCAGAAATAACCGCGTTGGCTTGATCAAGAGTTGCGGGCTTCCCGGTAGCCGTTGAGTTAAACGGGATACCCATCAGAACAGCGGCGTAGAATGCCGAGCTGCCGGCATGACGGTGCCGAGAATGCGGGTTTCGGCCTGAACGCCACCTTGCGCGCGACCACGGAACGTCGGTTGATCCCGATATCCGGCGTCATCACGGCCAACACGCGGCGACGGCCCACGTCCACCTTCAACCGGCATACCGCCGCTCCGAACCACAAGACCGCCAGGCGTAACCCTAATGGCGGAAGCTTTTAGCTTTTTCCCACCAATAGATTGCAGGAACAACGCCATGATGTTTTCGGCTTCTTCGTTTAACGGCTCCATGTGTTGATTCGGAACACCAAACCAACCAATTTGCTGCGGGATAGCCCGCTTGGTGCCTTGGTCGATCTCAACCGGCTGGATAAGCTGCTCGCCAAGATAAACCTTCGCCGTCAGCTTATACATTGGCTGAACGCCACGCTCATATGTGCGTTCAATCAGTTCTTCCATCGCGGCTTTGGCTTTGTTACGACGAGCCAGCTCTTCTGGCGCCACCGGCTTTTGCGATTTGCCTTGATCGTTTACGGAATTGATCGCCATCGCGAGCTTTTCCGTAAATTCAGCCATTTCGCTTTGTGGCGCCTGGCTGCTCATCGCTTTTTCAAGCGCGGCCTTGACCTGCCGCTCAACCGCCGCCGCAATGATGGCCTCAACCTCTGATGCAGGGATCATCGTTTCTTTTATCGCCGGCTTAGGGTCTTGATAGTTTGGCATCTTGATCAGACCCTATAATTCCGCGCCGCAAACCGGTTGGCTTGATCGTCACGCGCCCACGTCGCCAACGCATAAGAGATTGTTCCGGCCGTGAACGATGCGCCAGCCGAAACCTGAAACAGCAACCGAACATAACGCGGCGGCGTAGTGTTTTCAGGAAACGAAGGCGGCCATGTCGTGCGAGCCAAGCGGGTGTTGGCTGGCGCCTGAGCGGCCGTGTAGGGGCCTTTGGTGTCGAAGTTGATCCAAGGGCCAGGCATGTAGCCGCCTGCCGCACCGGTATCGACGGCGCCCTGAAAGATCACGCTCAACGTCGCGGCCGTAGCGGTCACGAGCGCGGCGCCCACAACGATATCCAAAAGCAAAAGGTCGCTGCCAATGCCGTAATCAGCCCCCCAGACCGGAGCTGTGCCGATAATGTTGCCCGGCGCTTGGCCGACGCCCTGCCCGAGCATGTCAATCGTGTTGGACGGAAAACCAGCGCCGGAACCACCAACGAGCGACAATGCGCCGTTAAGAGGGATGAAGGTGTTGAGTGCATCTGTGCGCAAGACATTATTCCTTATTGCAAGATTGCCTAATTAAACGACAGTTGCCTCAGAATTGAGTAATTGATCGCTGACCCTCACAGGAATATCTCTCCAAGTATCAGTAACGATACCTGCGTAATCTGCATTTCTCAGCAAAACGTTGCGACCGCGCATTGCCTGAACGTCCATCCAATTTCGGGCCGTGCGGTTGCAAATCCAAACCCAGCGGACAGACGGAGATTTATCGTTCGGCGCATCAGTCTCGGTGATGCCAGACTGTTTTTTGCCAAGCGTCGGCGGCAGATACGCGGCTTGCGCCATAAGTTCAAACAAGTCAGGCGCATTTGGACCGAGCAACCCGGCATTCGTAGTATCGATGTTGCAAATCCGAATGCCATAGCGCCAATCTTCCGGCACCAAACCCATCTGGCAACGGAAATAGCTGGTAAACGCTTCGTAGCGATTGCCTAGTGCGTCATAGCCGGGCGTTACGTCGCCCTTGTCGACCATCGTAAGGCCAACTTTGGAACCGCGGGGGTAGATGCCGTAAATCTGACGCAACCCAAGGCCAAGCAACCAGATCGAAAGATTTGCCGTGCCGGTACCGCCTCCGTTGATGACGTTCGCGCCATTCAGGGCGCCACCGGCCGTGATGTCGCTGTTCAGCGAATTATAAAACGGCGACAGCCCCATATACTCTTGCGGAGTCAGAACGGTATTGCCGTAAAACGCCGTCTGCTCCAGCGTTTGGCCCATACCTTCAAGAAAAGCACTGTCTTCGTTGAGTCGAAACTCTTCAATGTCGCCAGAGTCTTCGGCCAGCGTGCGGTCGACCATAGAATAATCAACAAGCTCACCTACGCCAACGCGCGCTTTTGCCGTGGTCGACTTGCTGTACGGCACACCTTGGTTATACCCGCGCCACGATCCGGCCGGAATGCTGGTTCGGTAAACGAACTCATGCCCGCCCGTTTCGTTGCTTTCCTTCATCGGCAAATCGTCGTAAAGGGCGATCGATTGAGAAAGCATTTCTGCAATAAACTGCTGCTTACCGCCCACAATTCTGGACGAAAGATCAGCCATGGTGGGAAATTGGCCGGTTGCGATTTTAGCCTCCTGTCACTTATACTTGGGTAATTATCGCCGCTATTTGGAACAATTACCCACGGCCAGCGGCTCGGCGGGATGTCGGATTGTCGTACATGAGTTCTTTAGCGCTTTTCTTCGCAGACCCGCCGCGGTCCGGAACCGGACGCGCCGCAATGGGCGGTGCCGCCGGTTCGTCAAACATTCTGGCAAAATTATAAAAAATCCGCATCAAAGCAGGGTGATTGCCAGCGCCGGTATCTCGGCAAAATTCCATGTATTCTTGCCGGTACGGCTCCGTCACGACTAAATCTCGCATTCGGGCGGCGGCCGTTAAGGCCGTATCAAACCCTGACCCACCGAGCATCGGATCGGCTTTGATCTTTTTAATCCAACCTTCTTGCGTGGATTGAAAATCATTCCACTGTTTGGCCTGAAGTTTTTGCGCGTAATCTTTTAGCGTGCTGGTGTGCATATCCAGCAAAGATTGTGCCGTTTCTTGATCAAGGTTGTGTTTGCCAGCAATTTCCCGGAAGCCATCAAGCGCTTTGTCGTCAACCTTGATGTCTTCCGGGAGTTTGAACGGCTCGTAGGTTTTTCCTGCAGCCGCCTCGGCAGCTTTCGTTGCCTCTTCTGCCGGTTTCTCGCCTTCTGGCGGTTTTTCGGGAGTGGTTTCAAGCAGCGTTGGAGCAGCTTCAGGAGGCTTCTCCGCGTCAAGCGGCTCAGCGGGTGGTGCCGCGGTTGGCGCTGGTTCTAGAGGGTCTGCAACGGCTTCAGTTTCGGGAGACGGAGCCGGCGCCTTAGGCGTGATGAGCGTCGGTGCATCTCTGGCAACCGAGGGCGCAACTGGCGGCGGAGACGCTACCGGTTCTGGGGTTGTGGTCGGCGCCACAATTGGCGTTGGTGCAGATACGACTTCGGCCGCAACTGGTGCGGCCGGCGGGATGGGCTCTTCAGTTGCCATGGAATCCTGTTATTCGTCGCGTCGGCGGTTGCGTTTTGTAATGATGAACGACGGGTTGTGTTCATCCATCATGGCGGCCAACCCCTCGCGGGAAAGCCGCATCCATCGCTGGTAAAGTATCTGCCCAACAGCGTATTTGCCGGCCGCAAACCACGTCGCATCAGGTTGCGGAAAACCGTTTGGCCCACAAGCAAACGGCGGAGAAAAACCGCCGCAATCTTGCGCCAAAAGGTTCCACATAACCCGGCGACCGATCTTGTCGTTAAAAACAGCCCGCCAAAACGATGCTTCTTCTTGTTCTTCGCGACGATTGCGGTCGCGAGCGCGACGAACTGATTTAGGATCGGTTAGGTTTACCGTCTCGACCGGAACCGGGTCTTCATCTTCTGCGCCGAACTCGTTTTCGTCGTTCAATGAAGCGCCACGCTGTCCGGTATGATGATGCCGCCTTGCGATCGCCGCGGCATTGGAGTCTTAACCGCCACAGGCCGACCATTTGTCCTGATCGGCGCAGCCAGAGGTTCAGGCAAAATCATCCCAACTTTTCCGGTCGGCCGATGCTGCAATTCCTGCACGCGCTTCATGCCGTGCCGAAGGTTTTCGGCTAATTTAACGAACAGCGGATGCGCTAGGTTGCTGTTGGCCGTGCGGGGCATTGTACGATCGCGCAGCCACCCACCTGCGCGCTTATGCGCCTCTTGCATCAAGCCGCCGATCGTAAGCCACCGCGCATCTTGCCGATAATAAGAAATTTGGCGACAGCAATTTTCAGCAGTACCGAGATGCGACACCAATTCGCGATAAATTGGCCCACGCGCCGGCTTAACGGCAAGCGCATCGCACAACTCAGCGGAACGGCGAAACGTTTCATATAAAAGGGAAAGGATTTCAGCTTCAGAAACGTTCACGACGCGTGGCCTAAAACGCCATCACGACCAAGCTTAAACAAGTCCTTGCACGGCAATTGAAGTGCGTCAAGCATTATTTTTTACGACCCTGTTGATTGTTGGTTGCCCAAGAGCGCCCCAAGGGCGCCGGATGTCGGATCGGTCTTGCTGAGCGTGCTGGCCGCCTGCACGGCCGCAGGAGCAAATTGCGCGGCCTGCGCGGCCTGTTGCTGCTTTGCGCGCGCCGCCCGCATTTGATTAACCGCATTGGCGCCCCGCATAACTTTGCTCGTTACTTGGCCGTTTTCTCCCATAATCCGAATGGCCTCATCCAAATCAATGTTGTCCAGAGGATCGGGGGCGCCCGACTCCTTGGCGCCCTGGCTCATCTGCATGGCCTGCGCAACCACGGAAGCAATGCCGGTATTGGCCGAGGCCGCTTGCGCAATTTTCATCATGCTGATGACGTCAATCTTCAACGGAAGCCCGGCCAAAGACGGCGGTTTAGGCTTTAACAACCGACGACGCGTGCAAATATCCAATGCCCGCATGACGGCCGGAGAAGCAACCTCGGTAATGAACAAATTGACAAACGGACCAAGCGCTTGAAGGCGCTCTAAATCGCGCTTTGTTAATTCCAATTCGTTCCGCGGCTGAACCCCCTCCATGTTCGTAATGGCCATAAAGAGGTCAACAAAAAAGCATTTTTCAATCCGAACTTGAATTTCCTTGATGTCTTCCACCATTGGCGGCAATGCCGTGGGCGAGACTTCAAACAAAGGCCAAAAACCTTTTTTGCCGCCTTCGGTTGACGTATAGGTGATGTTGCCAGGCTGGATCGAAGAAGGCTCGTTCTTCATTTCCACATTTGCCCCCATCGGGGGCCTGACCAACTTTTCAATAAACTCGCCTTTACGGCGCGTTTCTAGCTGGAGCTGCTTTGTGTCACCCAAACAATCCATGCCAGGCGAACGGCCATAAGGATCGTTGGATACCGTCGACCAACGAGCAACAAAAAATGGACAACCATTAAAGCCCCGACGACTAAGCTCACTTTGAGTGTTTTGGCCCTTTAGCCAATAAATCTCGCGCCACGTAAAATGGCCACTCACGACGTTAATTTTACCGCTGCCATCCGGCATTGCCATCGCGTAATTCGGCTCTATGGCGTGCGCGACCGTCATCTCAAATTCCTGAGATGCCCCGCCGGTACGCCATAAGTTCCGCACGTTTTCTGGGCAATTCTCAAGACCAAACATATCGACAATCTGCTTTACCGTCAGGACAAATTCGCGATAAAGCGTGTCGACCGAAAGCCTAGAACCGATCGCTAAATAATATTCGCCGGCACATGGCAAATAGCACCGAATAACCGTTTCGGTATCTTCGTACATGATAATCGGGGCGGTGCCGAATACCGAAACGTCCTGAAAGGCCTGCGCCATCGTGTTGTAAAAATTGCTTTGCGCAAACACGTAATAGATGACCCGTTCGGCATCCTCAAGCCACGCCTTTGCGGCGTCATCAAGGTCAATCCAGTCAATCGCCACGCCCATCTTGAACCACGGCCTCGTCGGAGGCGTCAGGCCCGACCACATGCCGGCAGCACAAGTCTGCATCGCAAGCGTGGCTGTTGAGTCGATAATGGCGTTATTAAGGGGTATGCCCTTAATCATCGTGTCAGCGACTACTAGGAAATGGTAGCGCCTAGGAAGGATATATGTCGCCAATTCGGCAAAATACAGCCACCACGATACCCTATAGTCTCTCAACCCAGCAAGTTTACTTTCTAATTGAGCAAATATCCATGGCCAATCGCGCCCTTCTGGCGGATCGGCTTTGATAATTGCGGGCTGTTTGGCAAGCGTGTCGGCGCCCGAGGTTTCGTAATGGGCAAAATCGTCAAGCAACATTGATCAAATGCCGAGTAACTGCTTTGCGGTCGTGGGCTCGGCAGCGCCTTCCGGCGAAGTTGCGATCGTGCCACCATACCCCATTCCCATCGCCGCAGCGGCATTAGACGCCTGGATGGCACCGGATTGCTGCACGGCCGAACTTGCCGCCTGAGCTGGCGTGGGCGGCGGCGGCGCGGGCGGCGGCGCTTTTGCAGAGGAGGCACCAAAGCTCATCGTAAGTTGCCCGCGTATGGGTCGTATTCGGCCTGGTGGTACCGGCCGGCGCGATTAGGGTTGGTTGAGTCCATGGCTTCCACGTAATCCCATTGGGTTTGATGGTACGACCTTGTTCTGGTGTTGCGAAATTTAGGCGTTACGGGCGAGGCAAACGAAGCCGCAAGGGCGTCGGCATGGTCCGGAGAATACCCGATCTTTTGTTTGACGATGTTTTTTGGCTCTAAGAGCAACTTGTCTCGTAAGTTTGTGTATGTCGTGTTTGTCAAAGCTTGAAGCAATTCATTCATGCCTGACGTCGACATCGGCGGCAATTGGCCGCCATCTTTGATCCATTGAACCAAATCCCAATAAATCTCCGCCCGCTTGTTGGCAAAACCTGGTTTCGTGCTGGCTTCTGAAAACTTCACCCCAATGGGCATTTTTCCCAGCACTCTAAGTTGATCAATCCACGAAGTGCCGAACCCACCTGTCGCATCAATAAAACACGCATCGGCGTCCCATTCGTCCCATTTTGACGCCACGACGGAAGCACCTTGAATGCCATCAAGGCCTCGATATGCCCGCGGAATACCAGCAACGAGCCCCTGGCGCGGCCACACGACCGAAGCATCCATGCCGTCAAACGCGACATCAACACCCAAGATTTTTGCGGAACGCGCGATGTCTTCTGGCCTGTAAGAGCGCGTCGTCGCTTCTGTAATTTCGTCAGCGCCGATAAGGGCATTAATGGACGAAATTGGAAATTCGCCATAAATGTTGACCATTACCCAAGGGCTGTCGCGCGGATAAGCGGCCAACATGTCGCGCGCCCATTTTTCGTTCACTAATTTAGAACGTTTGGGGTTGTCCGGATCACCGTTAATCGAAACTACGTGCCACTGGTCGCGCTGGCTGTGAGCTTTAAAAAGCGCGCCATCACGCTTTGTCGGGTTGCCGGCCTGAACGATATGCCCCTCTTTGCAGGTCGACAAAGCCGCGTCGGCCGCAACCAGCACGCTTTCCGGAATGTCGCCCGACTCGTCCAACACAAACATGACGTAATCGTTGTGCAAACCGGCCAACGAGTTAGCCTGTTCTTCTTTTGAGCCGTTGCGCGGCCAAGACCGAGCAGACATCCACCATCGAGGCGCCGATGCGCCACGCGCTTCAATGCGAGTTTTTTTCCATTCAAACGCACTTGTCAGCAACGGAGACTTGGCCTGCCAGACCGACATCTCTTTCCAAAGATTGTCAGAAAGGTTATCGGCCGTTGTCGACACGGCAGCAATGTTGGCGTCTTTTCTAGTTAGCAAAAAATTCCAACAAAGCCAACAAATACAAGCTGATTTCCCAACTCCTTTGCTCGCCAACATGGCTATTCTGGGCCTTGTCGGAAATAGTTCCAAAACTTCTTCTTGCCAAACGTCCGGTTCGACGCCAAACAATTCTCGAACCATTTGCGCCGGATGTTCGCGCCAACGGCGCAAAACCTCAACGGCTACGCCTTCCGGCACCTGAGTGGATCCAATTTTTGCATGATGAAGGAACGAGTCTGCCATGGTTTAATCAAAATGTCAATAGATCGGCCATCCGGCCACGCCAAGCCGCCTAGACCGCATCCCAGGGCCGGGATGGCAATGGAGCCACCTGGACAGTCATCCATCTCAATCTCCATCCACCCGTCCCGCCGGCAGATACCGCATTGCCTCGGCGGTCATTCTGCGCAACGCCGCAACCGCGGTCGGATTTTCCGCTTCGGCCATTTCTTCCAGCAGAGGCAATCCCGAGTAGATCGACGCTTCTACCTCGGCGCGCGTAGCCTCTCGTCCTTCCGCGAACCAAAGCACTTCGACCGGATCGTCGAACGTAAAAAGCCATCCGTTTGGCGCGCTCCTTGGCTGGCAGCCGCGCGTGATCCAGACGCAAACTGCGCCGGGGTTGCGCTTGATGCCGTTGCCGGCGGGTTCATGGGCGTCAGATGGCAGATTGATTTCGTTGCGGCGCATTCGCGGGTTTGACAGAAACGGGCACGCAATCGCGGAATAGACCGCGCAATCCCGGTGCGATGGTGGCTCGCTGATAGTGCGGTTGATTGCACACATTGGGCCAAGCGTCATCGCGAACGTGCGTCCGAGCGGTTCTCCACAGACCCAGCATTTCCGGTGTTTCCAGGCAATAATGATGGCGTCGGGTTTGACAACGCGAAAGTCTGGCACGCCATTGATGCAAGCGACGAACCACGGCACGGGGAAACCCTTTGGCGATACGGGCAACCGCTTGATGCGGTCGGGCATCTGGATTGATTTGATGCTGGCGTTGTAGTCACTCATTGCACATATCCCCATACTCCCAATTTTCGCTTGATCGGCCGCCGGGGCGCACACCTTACGAAAGTCAATAGGCCCCTCCGCATCTAAGCGGCAATATTCGACGCGACGCGCCATAGTGCCCGCCCACGACGGAGGTGCGCCGAGCACCCGTGGCCATAGCACCCGACGCGCCCATCGGGCGATTTGATGAGCGCAACGTAAAATTCGGTACTCACGCCGCCTCCTCTGCAACGTCATTTTCATCCGGCTCGGCGCGGGCCGCAATGCTGGCGACGATGGCGCGCACATCATCGCGCAACATTCTCAGATCAATGTCGCCGGCTAGGCCGTAATGGGCGATACGCCATTCGTATTCATTGTGCGCCGCTATGACAGCATCCTGAACTGTGGGGTAAGCGATTACGCGGTTGCGGGTGTAGATCGGTTTCCGTGGGCTCATCATATTTTTCCCCGGTTTGACGACATAAATTTTATAGCGTTCCTAAGCGATAGTTTTCCTCATCATATACTGCGATGATATAAGCATCTTTTCTTTTAGCTTTTTCAATACGAAACTGATTAATGTCTTCTTGATCTAAATTCATGGATGCAATCATTTTTTCTGCGCTCTCAAAAGAGGGAAAAAACGTGATGGATTTGGTAATTATTGCGTAGCTCATTTTATCACCCGTTTGCTGACATCAATATGTATGATCCATCCCGCCACCGATTGCAAAACCTAAATTAGCAAAAAAACTTTTCGGAACACGTTTGACGTGTCATGCGTATGTGGTAGGATGCGTCATCAACACGGGAGACCACGAAAATGCCTTACATCACCCACACCGACGATCTGATTTACGGCCTCGGCGCCAACGGCACTGACAGCCGGATCAACGCACAGCGCGAGCTCGGCGCCGCTCACATCCACCTGCTGAGCGACGACGATGACAGCACCGAGCAGCTCGGCTTGTGGATGCGCGCCACAACGCTCCGCACCACGCCGTGCACTGACGCGCTTGCGGAGCTGGTCGAGGCGCGCGGCGGTGATTGCGCGTGGCAAATCGTGGATGGGGTGGCCGATGTCATTGATCAGGAGGAGGTGTGATGCATCTCACATATGAGCTCATCCGCCCCACGGCCGACGATGCGGACTACATTGAGGTACGCGTCGAATTTTTCTCAAAACTCATCGCGCGCGGTTATCGCGCCACATGGGAGGAGCCCGGGTGTGCCGACGAGTGGGAGCACGTGATCCACGACATCGATATCGTGGAGCGGGACAAAAAGTATTTCACGCCGCTGACCGAAACGGAGACCGCCGCCATCAGGGCGTGGTTCGCCGAGGTAGCGCAGCAAGAGCGCGCCGACGAACTGGCACGGGAAGATAAGGAGGATTTCGCGCTATGACCAAAATGCCTTCATTTCGGCCAAAACTCCGCTCTATTCGGCGCAAACCAGGTGAATGTCACCTTTACGAAATCGAATACGCGCCTGGCGTATTCACCAATTTTTACGCCGCTGATCGGTCCGAGGCCATCTATGAAGTCGTGCGGATGCGATTGGCAAATTATGCCGACTTCCCGAATAAATCGGTGGAAACATGAAATCCAGCCTCATCCAGGTCCAGATCGTTTACGACAGGCGGCGCGTTTCGTTTCGAGCCGAACCCGAGCTTGTGGAAGCAATTGATTGCGTGTGCGCCTCTGAGCGCATAACGCGCGCCGAGATGGTCATGCGCGCCGAAGCCGCGCAGAGCCACGGCACGCTAACCAGCGCGATCCGGACGTATGTGCTGACCTGGCTGTTAAATCACGTCGAACTGGATAACTCCGCTTGCGCGGCATCACCGCCCGCGCCTGCGGTCACGGGCTATCCGGATCATCGTGTGGAATTGATGCTTGACAAGTAGGTCTAATAGACCTAATGTCGTCCTCATCAGAAACGCACAACCGGACACGAACATTACCACGATCTACGCCATCCACGCTCCCCACGCCGATCACCTCGCAAAGGTCATCACGGCGATGCGCGCGATGGGCGCGCCGACGATCGAGGTCATCGACTGTGGCGACTACTTCATGGCCCTCGAAGGCTCGCACCGCCTCGCTGCCGCGCACCAGTTGGGCTTGGAGCCGGAGCTTGTCGTCCATGAGCAGGGTGACATGCTGGACATCACACGGTTCGATTGGTTTGACGCTTGTAATTGGGCGGAAACGGTTTACCCGGCCGGGGAAGTCGCGGGCGAGATTTTCGCGCCGACACAGGCTGTTCCGTATGCCTTCTGAGCGCAACTCGTCTGTCGCGCTGGATGCCGAGGAAGTGCGGGCAGTGCGGACTATGCTCGGCCTTTCGGCATCCGATGCCGCAGCCATCGTCGGCCTCAGCGATGGCGCTGCATGGCGAAAATTGGAGCGCAACGGTGCTCGAGGCGCGGCAGCCAAGCTCCTGATCGCTGTGCGCGACAGCCAAGCCGTTCGGCGATATTTCGGTGTCTCGATCACGGCCGATTCCACACGATAATCCGGATAGCCGGTCACGGTAGACTAGCTCAATTTTGCGGTTATGCCGCAGGCAACTTGAACAGGACGGCCGGCCGTTGGCACAATATGTGCTCAGGTCGGCACTCGTCGCGCGTCTGTGGCCAACCAATCGTCGACGGCGCGGACGATACTCGTGGCGCCTTTCCCGCTTGCGCGGCATCACCGGCCGCGCATATACTCCGCCCCGCATGGCAGCCTCCACAGGCGCCGGCCGACCGGTGGAAGTCGTGACTCCACCGGACAAAAGCCCCGCGGTTCCGATCCTCCCCGGTCTGGCCGCGGGGCGTATTGAATCCTATTAAAACCCAAAATCGCACCGCAGCGCGAAGCCGCGCCGCGAACTTTTCTCGCTGTTGCAGCTCGCGATGACATCTGGCAACCGCATTTGCCATTTCCTCAGCCTCAGAACGCTCCACAGCCGCTTTTTCCATTTTCCAGCACTCCAATACCGCGCAAAAACAAAGTCCGCTCAGGTCGTATCCTAAGCCGCGCAAACGTGTGGTATCCTGTTTGGTCGACGTACGCCCCGCCATAAAGCCGCGCACATTTCTGTAGTGCGTCGCTGTAATACAACCGCGTAGTGCGCCGTTGTAGCAACCGCACGCGCGGCAAAATCAAGAAAACTGATCGTTAGCCTCATTCGCATCAGCAAAACCGATTGATCCGCCATTACGCCGTTACCTCGGCCTGTCAAACCTGTTTTGGGCAAGCGGTTTGGCGCGTCCTGAGGTTACAAAATACCGTTGAAATCATTGAACTTTTCCCGTTTTTCTCATTTTCAGAGACGGTCGGTTACTTAAAAGTTACGTTTAAGTTACACCTGTAAGCCATTGATTTAAGTTTCTCTTTTCTTCTTTGTAACTATGTAACCATAGAAATAGATATATATACACACACGCGCGCGCGCATGGGAATGTGTATATATATGGGTTACGGTGGTCGCACAGTTACGGTGTTGATTTTGTTAGCCAATTTGTAACCGCGGCGTTGTTTTTGTAACCTTTTTTTCTCAGACGATCTTAAAATCTGAGACGCGGTATCACTTCTTTAGTCCGGCCCGATGATTGTCTCAATCGGGAGAGCCATGCACTTAGTCGGCGTCGGAAGCCTATGGATGGCGGCGTTCCGGATCGCTCCAGGGACGCGCGATAGGGTCCTCAGCCAACATGCCCCCCATTGGGTGGTGGCAAAAACCTTGTCTAGCACCACCGCCCTGTTGGCTACAAACAAAACCTTGGAATCCTGATATTCCCCGACCTTTAGGCCCATGCGGCGCAGCGCCATCGAGGCATCGGTTGGGTTTATGGAGCCCATTTCGGATCGGCCTGTCACGACCACCTGGACGAGCTCCCCAATCGGTATATCCTCATTTTTGCCATTCGTGTTCGTCACGCGCTCTGAGTGCCTCATGGCGATCATGAGCGCTGTCTGCCATTCCGATTCGGCTGATTTCATCTCCGAAAATGCCTCCTTGACCCAATCTTGCCCAGCCACAAACGCATCCGCCTCTGCGGCCGACGCGACGTTGGACGATCGCAGCGACCAAGCGCCGGCCAGCAAAACCCCGTAGGTGTCGCCGACGCGACGCGTGGCGCCTGAGCGCGCAATCGCGTTGGCAAAAATTTCTGAGTTTTGCCGGATGGCCGGCAACAACTTCAACGTGCGGGCCAGCAGGTTGGGCGGCAAATCCGGCGTCATGACGTCGGCCAAAATGGCCTTTAGCTTGTTAAAGTCTTCTAAGCGCTTTTCTAAATCGTCGGATGGCTTGAGGGCTAGGACAACCGTGCGACTTTGGTCGGCCGCTTGGTGCATCGCCATATTGACGGAAAAAAAACAAAAACAGGAACGAATGCGAAAATACTGAGCGGCCCCGCGGGCCGTGCCTTTGACGATTTGGGCGCCGTCCTCGGTGCTGGCCTGGCGGGCTAGATCGAGAACGAGCTGGATACGCTCGCGATCCCTATCATTTTGCGTTTCGGCTTCGTCAAACAGTACCGGCAACGAGTCGGCCCCCAGGGCTTGTCGGATACCGGCTTCGGTCGTTTTGCTCTGCACCTTTAGGGCCAGGGCTCCGACGATGGGCTTTATGATGTGGTCCAGAACCCAGCTCTTTCCCGATCCGGCCTCAGAGGTGAGCCAAAGATGCGGGCGCCACGGCAAGGCCCCGCAGACCATCGCGATGACGCACCAGCCAGCAAGCAACCGGCCCATGTGGGCCGGAGCCTCCCAGGGCGCGGCGCAGCACAGGTCCAGAAACCGTTTGGCCTCCAGGGTCGTGCAGGACACCCCGATCCTGACGTCCAGCCGCCTAGCGTGCTCGTAGACGTATCGGGAGCCCGATAGATCAAGCGGGCCTTTTGAGCCCCCGACGACAAGGCCGTCGCCGACATGCAGGACAACCCGGCCCTCATCGATCCAGACGCCGCGGCCACGTAGCCGTTCGGGATCAAATATCCCGACCTTACGGCATTCGGTGCGGTAGTGATCGGCCGCAGCGTCCCAATCGACACCTTTTTTGTCGCGCCAGAACACCGAGTGCTGCCAAAAATTGGCCTCACTGGCGAGGTGGCTCAGCATCGCGCGGGTGTGGCTGGCGGCCGGGATGGCCTCAACCTGGCCGGTGGCGCGGCTCAGGTAGTAGTAGATACCTCGATCATGCCCGAGCGGAACAATATTTTCCGGCTGCGTAAACGATAAATCGCCATCATGGGGCGGCTCCTCGCCCTCCGGGATACCCATGTCAAATAATTCGGGCGGCAGGTCATCGCGCATCTGCGCGCTCGGCTTTCCACGTCCGAGCAACCCAAACCATTAATCTATTAAGCTGATCGTCCGGCAACGGTATTTCGTACCCGGCATTGGCGCGCCGCATATGGGCGCCAAACGCCCGGACGGTCGTGCCGGCTCGCAACAGCCGAAATGCCAACCGGGTGAGCTGCGATCGTCGAATATCGGTCGGCGTCTCAAACGCCTCGTTGTTTTTCTGCGCAGAACTTTTAAACGATACTTCGCGCAACCATTTGAGATATTTTCCGTCGTAAAATTGTTTGCGAAAAAACTTAGCGCTTTCTTTGTCTTGGCATTTAAGCAAAAAACCTTCAACGGCATCGCCGAATGCATCAGCCATCTCGTAACTCATGTTGAGCGACGATTTTGCCACCAAATCGGCATACCGGGCCTGAGCGGCCTCGGCGACGATGCCGACAAACCGGATTGTTGGATCATCCCAATCGACGTCTTGCATCATTCGACTAGGATAAGGGTGTCGGTCGGACGGCTCGCCGCCACGTAAAAAAGCTGTTTCGTTTCCAACGGATTGTCGCGCAGACGGCGCCGGACATCCGGAATGTTGAGGAACACGTGGCGAAACGTGCTGCCCTGGCTGCTGTGGATCGTCAGGGCGTAGATGGGCTGCAGGTCTGCCAAACTGTTTTTAAAATCATAGAAATGATGCCAACGGTCTCGATCGCCGCGCGCTTCCTTGGCGGCGCGCTCTAAAACACGGTCTTTTTCTTCGTAACTTTTTGGGGCGTGTATTTCACGCTCTACCCCGTCGTGCCCGACCACGACCATCCGCCAGGCCGGAATGCAGGCCGTCCAGCTCGACCCTACGGCACCCGATGGGAACAAATATTCAAAATCTGCAGACCGGATATCCAAAACCTTTACCTCGTCGCCGGTATTGTAAATCGCAATATCGTATTGCATCATCGGCGCCTTCATGAGCGCCATTTCGCCAATAGAAAACGGCGCCTCTGTTTTGCCGTATCGCCACATCCGCACTTTGGCGTTCACGGCCTCCACCGTTACGTTCCGGTAAGCCAGGTAGCGAAAGGCATCGGGATTTTCGTAACTTTCCGCCGACGTAAAGGCCTTTTGCATCCATTTATCAACGCCCGGACCGGGCCGGTACACGCCAAAAGGATGCGCCTTAGCTGACTTGACCCACGACCAGTCCATATCGGGTTTATTTTGGTTTTCCCGGATGATCCGAGTTGCGTCCAAGATCGGATTTCCGGCCGCTTGACGGACAATCGTGTCAAGGTGACTGCGAGACAAAATGTGAAATGCCTCACTTTCCCGCTCGCCGACAGGCGGGAGCTGCGCCGGATCGCCCACCAGGGCGACGAAACAATGGGCTAAATGCCGATCAATGTGTCGCATCAGGGAACTCTCGATCATGCTGACCTCGTCGATGACGACGATCTGGTGCCGGATCGGCGCGGCGTTTTTGCGACGACTAAACGATAGCTTTTCGCTTTTTTTGTCAGGCGATAAGGACAACAAAGAATGGATTGTCTGACATGGGACGTCTAAGCCGGCCTCGCGAATCTTGCGCTCCAGTACCTGCACGGCCTTGTTGGTCGGCGCCGACATCGTGATGGAGCGTTTGTTTTCAATCGCCCATCGGGCCAGGGCTTGCATCAGCGTGGTTTTGCCACTCCCGGCAAAGCCAGTGAGCAAATGCTGATTGCCAGGCGCGTATGCGGCCGTGATTTCGGAAAGCGCGCGGGCTTGGCCCTCGTTGAGCGTAACGGAGGCGCGCCGTAACGGCACGACGTTGGTTGCATTCATCGTGCCCCCGATCAATTCTTGCTATTGGGTTTGCCATACGGGCTGGCGCTCATTCGCGGAACCAGTTCATCAAACGGCAACCCGGTTGCCTCTGAAATGCGCCGCATGTGCCATGGCGGGACAAAGCGCCAATGGTATATTGCAGGCGCTGAAACTCCACAAAGAGACGCCAAAGCCGCTATTCCGCCAGCGGCATCAATTGCCATATCGACGGTGCGGTCTCGATCGTTTGCCATGCAAAATATCTAACGTAGCCTTAATTCGACGTCAACCGCACCCGGCGCCCCAACTTTGCGACACCCGAGACGCAAAAAAATCCTCGCGAATGCGCGGATATAGGTTGACAGCGCATCCTCGTGAGGAGTATGGTTAATCCATCAACCGAGGATAACCACCATGACCGACGCAGAAAAAGCTGAAATCATTGTCCGCGCAATGCGGTTTAAAGAAGTTGATTCAGATTCGGAATTTACGTCTGCATCTGGCCAAAATTATGGGTTTGTCGAGGCGTGGAATTTTGACGATGGAAAATGCGCCATCGCGTATGGCAATAACGCTAAAACGCACTACGCCATTGGCGACACCTCTGCCGATGAGCAAGACCTTGCGTCATGGCTCCTTACTGATGGAATTGGCGATAATCCGCTTGAGCAGGTTGCCGTTATGGGGAAAGAGGGAATCGTTGAAGTAGGCGATAATTTTGCAGGAGCCGTCAAGATTTTGGTTCATCACCACATGCAAGATAGCTGCGGCAACGGCGATAAATTCCGCATGTTTGGCGGTTACGATTGGGATGATGCACCGACGTTTGACGGATCAGCCGAGGCGATTAAAGCGATTAAAGCGATTAAAGCGATTGAAGCGATTGAAGCGATTGAAGCGATTGAAGCGATTGAAGCGATTGAAGAATTATATTCGGAGGACGAACCATATGTTTTAGAACACAACGAATATGAACGTCCTGATTTTTACATCGTAAAAGCTTAAGAGAAACAAAAATGACCGTCACGGTATCGCCCGCCGCCAGCGCCCTCACGGACGCGCTGGCGGCCCTGCAGATGGCTCGGCAGGCCGTTGAGGCAGCTTTGGGCCACATCGGCGCGGAGGGTTATGAGGCGCCAACTCGGCTTGGCGCAGCGCGCCGCACGACTGGCACGCAAATCTTGGAGATACTGTCGACCTACCGCGATCCGATGACGCTGATTGACATCGCGGATGCCATTTGCGCCATGCGGCGTGGCGAAGATGAACCACGGGCGCGCGGCGGTACGCGGTATCAAGAAATCGCGCGATCTTCACTTGCTCGGCTGATTGAGCGCGGGTTAGTGCGGCGCGTTGAGCCTAAAAACAACCGCGAGCTGATGCGGTTTGAACGAGTTCTGTGACTTATCAAATACGTATGGTTGAAGGGGAATCTAGAGATGGAGAACGACTTCCTTTATGCCGCAATAATTGACGGCAGATGCTACGGATATGGCAACACATTTCACGAGGCCCGGGCAGAAACGCGGCGCCAACTGGCTGGCGCAACGCCTGAAATGGCATTGCGGATGTGGCGCCGCATCCAATGGATTGCTCTAACCGATGAGCAAGCGTCCGATGTTGCTGAAATGATTGCGTCAGAAGCTGCTCGCGCCAAAATATGACATAC